CTACTCCTGATGAGAAGATTGAGATGGCAGTGAAGAAGAAGAAAGTTATTAGTTATTTGCTGATTGATGCGCTGACAAAATACCTTGAGGAATTAGGCGAAGATGATGATGATTTTTACAAAGATGCCTTTGGGATAATAAGCCGTCTCTTTTCTGCTACACGTAAAGAGGACCATCAGTTTGAGATTATTAGAGAAGAAGTAGTATCCAATCTTGATGAAAATGGTAATCCTATTGCTGCGAAGCCATTGAATCAGGATTCAGTCTATGTACAATGGCAGAATGAGAATAATTATAAGTTTGAGGAAAATGATGAAAAGAATTCCTGCAAAGCCATTGAATGAAGGATCTATTTATGTTGCAAGTCAACGAGATAGAAGAAAGCATTTTGAAGTAATAAAAAAAGATCCTAATGATCCACGAACTTTAGAAGAAATAATGAATCTACCATGGAAAGAGAGAAGCGAAGCAACGACTTTCTTATGCTATCAAACAGAAGCGTGGAAACGTGGAGAAGAATATCCAATGCCTTCTAAAATAAGAATGCCCGAAGAAGATGATATTCTTTGTGAAGAATTAATGAAATGAAGACACAAAAGCAACAGAAGATGATGTTTGAATGTGAAATGTGCACCAAGAAGATGAAAGAATGTGAGTCATGGCACCCGCTATCGAATACTATTCTCTGTGGCAATTGTTACACTGTAATGGATGAATATTTGCATAAATGTTCACGTATGCTTATTTATAAAGAAAAGAAGGAAGAAGATGTTTGAATGGCTCAAAAGATTCTGTGAGATCAGAATCAAATCAACAATTAATCCCATCAATCCTATATCTCCTACTACTCAAGAAGATCCCAAAGTCTACGAATCAATCAAGCGAACTCGATCGACATTCGAGCAACAACAGCAAGCTATGAATGCAAGAGCGCTCAAAGCGCATGATCCTTTATGTCCGGATAATTGGGCTTGCGAAAAGGATGTTTGCTTCATTCGAGAGCCGGATAAAATTGTATCTACTCAAGCTGCATCTTCAGAAGAAATAGCGAAAGTTGAAGCTAATCATAAGAAGAATAAAGCTATTCTTAAGAACATGAGTAAAGCTCGCGTAAGAAAGACTTGATATAAGAAGGGCAGCGTTCTACACTGTGGAAAAATACTTCTATAAAGAAGGAGACTGCCATTTTATTTCCTCAGTTAGGTCCTCAATATTACGATGAGAAAGATAAAGCAATTCTCTCTAAGATGGAGGCATTTTACGCCGAATCCATTACCATAAATCAATCTTTCTGGTCCGAAGCAGACACAGATACACGTTTCTTTTGTGGAGACCAAACTCTCTGGACCGATCTCTATGGCAATCTTCCTGCTAATCGTCGCCGCCAATACACATTCAATCGTATCAGGCGCGTCATCAATATGATCTCAGGTCATCAACGACGCAATAGAAAATCTACTATCGTTACTCCTGAAGAGAATTCAGATTCACATACTGCGGATCAATTCAGCAAAGTTATGCTCTGGTGTAATAACCAAGCAAATACACTCGAACTTATCTCCGATGCATTCCAAGGATCTCTCGTTACCGGGATGAACTTCCTTCAAGTCTGGTTAGATTATCGATCAGATCCCGTTTCAGGAAATATTAGAATCGACCATCTCCCCTACAACGCATTCTGCGTCGACCCGTATTTCAAGAAGAAAGATATGTCAGATTGTAATGCAATTTGGAAGCGTTCTTATGTCACCAAACGCGAAGCAATCTCCCTCCTTCCAAACAACACAGAAGAGCTCCTAGGGCTCGTATCCAACGATACAGGAACTGGCCGTGACGGTAAATTTCAATTTCTAGCTGAATCATATAATTATGGCTATAAAAATTTATTGACATATGATGAATATTATTACCGAGATTATCGCACGCAAAAAATGCTGGTTGACAGTCAAACTGGCGAGACGATGGAATGGCGATTTGATAATGACGACGGCTTGCGACTATTTTTGCAGCAGGAGCCGACGATAACCGTTATTGAGCAAGAGATTCCCACTGTTAAGCTAGCCATTGTTGTGCAAGGAAAAGTAATGTATCACGGTCCTCAGCCTTTGGGGATTGATCAGTATCCATTTGTGCCTGTGCTTGCATACTATGAGCCTCAGATGCCCTATTTTCAGAATAGGATACAAGGAGTTGTTCGTGGCTTAAGAGATTCTCAGTATTTATATAATCGTCGTCGTATCATTGAATTAGACATCTTAGAGTCGCAGATCAATTCTGGATGGATATATAAAGAAAATGCCCTCGTTAATCCTAAGGATATATTCCTTTCCGGACAAGGCAGAGGATTAGCGCTCAAAGATGAAGCGCAGATGACTGATGTTCAAAAGATTCCATCACCGGGAATTGATCCTTCAATGATTCAGTTGTCAGAACTTTTAGCTCAGGAGATTCAAGAAGTCGCCGGGGTCAGCGATGAGCTCCTGGGCTTTGATAACAAAGATACTTTGTCTGGTTATCATGCCATGTTAAAGCAATCTGCTTCTACTACTACGTTACAGATACTCTTTGATCAACTTGATGTTGCTCAGAAGCTTTTAGGCAAGATCTTTATTGATATCATTCAGACAAACTTTACTCCTGGAAAGATTCAGAAGATTCTCGGCGGTGAGCAGCCATCAGAAGAGTTCTACACGAAGGCATTCGGTCGTTATAATGCGGTTGTTGAAGAAGGTTTAAATACTGCTACTCAGCGACAATTGCAGTTTGGCCAGATGTTGTTATTGAAAGAGGCAGGTGTTCCTATTACTACGCAAGATCTTATGGAAGCAGCGACTGTTCAGAATAAAGATAAGATTATTGAGAATGCCCGTAAGCAAGAAGAGCAGCAAATGCAGGCTCAGCAAGCTCAGGCTCAAGTAGCAATGCAAGAGCAGCAAGCGCGCACTGAATTGGCTCAAGCTCGTGCAGAAGCAGATCGTGGTCTTGGCATGGAGCGCATCTCTCGCATCAATGAAAATCAGGCCCTTGCTGAAGAGCGTCGTGCTCAAGGTGAGAAGGATAATGAGATTGCTTTACTAAATTTTGTTAAGGCGCTAAAAGAAATAGAGAGCGTTGATTTAGCTCATCTTGAAAAGCTTCTTGCGCTCAGCTCTGCATTGAAAGCGGATCAACGACAAGAGAATGTTAAAGATGAAATCAAAGAGGTAACATCTATGCAGAAAGCAGAACAGCCTCAACCAGAAATGAATCAAAACCCAGCACAGAATGTATCGGTGCCTGGTAGTTAAGAGGAAACCCTTGCAGCAAATCGTGACAAAACGTCACACTTTGGTCTGTAGTTACTACGAAGGAGCCAATTATGGCAAGATATCATGACAAAAAAGGCATGGATCCACGACGTTATCAAGAGATGCATGACGCCGGCATGATCCGAGAAGATCATTCAGCAACTGCTAATCTTCCCCAAGAAGTGAAGTATCATGCATGGCCTAAGCCAGAGCATTATACTGATTATGGATTGGACGATACTATTCGCGGTATTGATGAACAAGAACGTAAAGATGGTGCTCAAATGAAGAAGCATATGCAAAGAGGTAAATACTAATGCCTTATTCCGTAGACCATTAGGCCTTTATTTGTTATTCTGATTACTATAGTAAAGGAATTTATATGGTAAGAAGAAAAACACAAAAACATGGTTTAATTGTAAACGGAAAAAAACCAACGTTATATAAGTTAAGAGAGCGAATGATACGATATTGTTATACTCTTCCTGAAACAAGTAAAAGTTACCCTTCTTATAGAGGGAAAGGTATAAAAGTTTGTGATGAATGGATTAATGATATTGCGGGATTTTGCAAATGGGCTGTAGATAATGGTTGGAAAAAGGGATTAACTATTGATCGTATAAATTCGAATGGTGATTATGAACCGTCGAATTGTAGATTTATAACTCGAAGTGAAAACAGTATAAAAGCGCGTTATGAAAATGATCAATCTGGCATGAATTCTTCGGCTTCAAAATTAACGGATGAAAAAGTTGTAGCAATAAAACTATTGTTAAAATTAGGATATCCAGTGAGGAAGATAGCTGACTTTTTCGACATGGGTAAATCGTCTATTACCGCAATTAATATTGGTAAAACATGGAAGCATATAAAGGAGTTATGATGGCGACAATGCCAAGGCCTAATAAAAAGGCCACGAAGATTGCATTTGATCTTTTAGGAACGCCTCCTTCTTTCAAACAGAAGCAGAACGCTCTTCAAAAGAAAATCAATCAGCGTCTTTTATTTGATGAGACTCAACGAGTTCGTTAAAATTTGGGTGGGGCGTATCTTGTATGTGTGATACGCTCTGCCCACTCTTAAGGAAAATCATGAAAAAACATGAAAAAAAAGATTATAAAAAGCACGAAAAGAAGCATGAAGAAAAAAAACATGAAGAAAAAGTAATTAAAAGAACTATGAAGCATCCTGATGTTTTAGGCGCAGGTGCTGCTAAGCGTCATAAAGTCAAAAATCCAAAAACAAAAGTTAAAATTGTTATGGATGAATGGAAAAGAGGCACGCTGAATAGTGGAAGTGGTCAGAAAGTGACTAATCCCAAACAAGCGATTGCTATTGGATTGAGCGAAGCACGCGAAGCTGGCGCGAAAATACCAAAAAAGAAAAAATGATGTGTGTCGATTGGAGGGGGAGTTTGATAGTGCGCCCTCTCCGATTGCATTTACCATCAGAATTAGTACTATTACTCCGAAATTACCTGGAATAGAGGAGAATAGTATTGAAGCGAAAAACAGTCGGGCAAATATCAACCGAATTAGCCCAAAAAACTCCTGATACCTTAGACCCCATAGAAATTCAACGTGCTACTGAGAAAGAATATCTCGATAATCTCGTTTGGTGCGTCAATCATGCACAAAAGACCGTCGATTGCTCAGCAATTCCTGGCCATGATGAATGCAAAAACCGATCTTCTTGGCAATGTGACTTCTACATATCAGCTCTTATCAAGCGTGAGCCTCTTCTTACTAATGTTTTACGAAATTACTTCCTACCTACGTTAGCATGTCCTACGCCCTTCTATGATCAGACGGTTTATAAATACAATCATGAGAAAGGGGATGTTGAATTCCTCTGGGTGGTTCCTGACAAAGAAACCTGCGAGATCTTTAGAGAAAATAAAGATATTATTGCAAGAGAAGAGCGCGGCCTTTTAAAATTCGTCTTAGAATACTATGACGGCACACTCTTTAACTTAGCTAAGAAATTAAATGGAGAGTCTATTTATGCAGGCTCAGCATTAGAAAAATCACTTTAAAAGGAAAGTAATATGGCAACAATGGGCAAACCCCTTAATAATAAAAGTTTTTATGCAGCAAGCAATGGCGCATCAAGCGCGCCTGATATTGCAATGCCGCCTTTAGATCATACTCCCGCAATCGCACAAGCAGCTCCAGATCCATGGTCAAATCAGCAAGTATCTCAGCAACAACAACCACCCAATCCCTTTGGTGGAGTTCCTGATCAGCTTCCTGAAGAAGTCCGTAATGAGATGAATCAGCAACAATATGCATCTGGCCCCGCTGAGTCGACCGATTACGAGCAGCAATCAGAGCAATTTGTCCAAAATGATCAATCGAGTAATCAATCTATCCAGCCTCAGCAGAAAGAAGATCATCCCAATTTCCGAGCAATTAGAGAAGCGAAAGAGCGCGCAGAGCAAGAACGTGATGCAATGTTCCAGCAAATGCTTGCTATGCAACGAGACATTCAAAGACAACAGCAACAACAGCAGCCACAACAACAAGAAGAAGTAAATCAATATGACTTTGAAGATATTGATGCAGAATCTCTTGTTGAAGGAAAGCATGTTAAGAAGGTTGCAAATAAACTTCGAGCAATGGAACAACAAATCAGGAAGAACCAAGAGATTGCCGAAGCAACCGCGTTAGAAGCGCGCATACGATCTCAATTTCCAGACTTTGAGAAAGTAGTTTCTCGTGAAAATATAGAAATGCTCAATGCTCAATTTCCAGAATTAGCACAAACTCTTAGGGATACCCCAGATATGTTTAATAAAGCAGCTGCTGCCTACAGCGTAATAAAGAACTTCGGCATTCATAAAGATACGCCCAAATACGAAAATGATCGTGCTAAGGCTATGGAGAATGCACAAAAGCCACGTCCATCTACCGCAGTCAATCCTACGCGTGGCGACAGCCCATTA